CTTCTATATCTAGCAAGTATTGCTGTACCGTCAAAAGTATTACCCTCTTCTTGCCTGTGTATAAACCCTGAGAAATCTCCATGTAATACTAAAACATCACCATCTACAACTAGGGTGTCAGTAGCTGACGGTTTTATTCCACGTATCTCAGAAAACTCAAACTTGTCTGCTCTCCTAACACAAACAATACCCCTACTTAAATTATCACCTTGTCCTGCTTTAGAAAAGAATATTCTGTACTGAGTTTTGTCTGGTATAACAACACTATCAAATACACTAGAGTCTTTAATGTTTTTGTCAAAGATAGACTGCACGTTTTGTGTAATAGCACCAAGAGCCGTATCACCAATTCTTGCAGTAGCAGCAACAGTTCTAAGTCCATCAGGACCAAGAAATAATAAATCACCTGCAAATTCCTGTATAGTGTCTTTGTTTACACAACCAATATCTCTGGTAACTGGTTGTATAGAAAAATCACTAAGAGTAGAGCCTGTTAGTTTAAATATTCTATTTTCACAGAATATAAACAATGAATCTCTAAATACTTTTAGTCCAACAATAGTATCATCTACATTAATAGTACCTGCACCATCACCTGATTGAAAACCATCTTCATCAAAAGGTTCACTAAATACTAAGGTCTGAGGTGTAGTAGACTTACCTGCGTAAAACATATGTGCTTTAAACACAGTGACTATTGTAGAACCTGATACAGAACTTTCACTAACGTCTGTTGCAGTCATAGAAGAGTTAAATATTGTAGGTGCGTTTGCACCGTCTACAACAATAATCTTTTCGTTACCATCAAAGTTGTATCGTTCAAAGTCGTACTTAGTTGCACTGGTTCTACCAGAATCTCTTTCAGTCCAAGACTCAGATACTACATCGTCAAGAGAGTGACCTGCTGCAGTAGTAGATGAGGTAGCACGAGTTACTCCTGTAAAAGTAGTAGATGTAATTCCTGTGTAAGTAAATATCTCACTGTTAATTTGTAATGTACCACTAGAAGAAAATCCCGTAGTAGAATCTACAGTAATAGTTCCTGATCCAGTCATAGCAGTTGTAGAAACTATCTTTAAAGCAAGCTCAGTAGAACCACAACTAAAAATCTTTTCACCTCTAGCTGCTACAACTTTGTCAGCAAAACTAGCAACCATAAGTATTTTTTCAGTAGGGTCAGATGTTTGAGGAACTACATGATTAACAAATTTACGAAACCCATTTATTCTTCTGTAGCCACCCTCAATATCAGGCTCAAAGTTTTCTAACTCTAACGCTTCACCTGGTTGCATTAAAAAAGTAGAACGGTTTAAAACTAAACCGCCCTCACAGTTAAATGCTGCAGGTTGAACCTGAGAAGAATCTGGCATTATGAAATGACTCCTGCCATAAAGTTAGCAGAACCTCTAGGAGTTATAAGAACTGTTGATCTTATATACTCATACTTGTTGATAAGCAAGCTTTGCATGTTTTTAATGCCTTGCTCAAACCTACCAAAGTTTAATTGATACTGCTGCATTTCACCACGATATTGGTATACAAAGGCTGTAGCACCATCTATAATTACAGGGGCAAATCTATCTGGTATACTTGTTGTATCTCCATGTGCAGCTAGATCAGAGGGAAATGTAAAATAATCAAATGCAAGTGTATACTGTTTATCTGGATAAGGGTATAATAAATAATTGTTGTCGGGAGTTCTAACTATATTTCTAGGTATACCGCCACCGTCAAACTGTGTCACTGTTGTACCATCTGCATGTAGAGCAGCAGTTGTACTGTTAGCACCCCTTGTACAACCTGTGATATCGTTACCTGAAACACCTGTGTAAGTTACTTGCTCTCCACCAATGTATACTTTACCTGATGAAGCAAAACCTGTAGTAGATGTTAGGGTAAGAGTTGTTACAGAACTTGAGTGTGATCCATTTAAAGTTGTTGTTTCAACTTGATCTTCCTCATTAGGATAACCTTTTTCTATATATTCATTATAGTTAAGAACTGTTAGACTATTTCCTGCAGCATTAACATCGTCATCTTTTTTAATTCTAGCTGTGGCATAATCTATTGATTTAGTACTTGTTGGTACAGTGTATCTACACACACCTGGAGTTAGGGTAGAACTATTAGAAGCATGGTTAAAAGAGTAACCAAACTCTCTTTGATTAATATATCGTATTGATTCATTAACTGCATTTTGACATTGTACTTGAACACCTCTGGCATTAGCAAAAGTAGTAGACGTAAGAATTACTTCGTTCATACGTGTTATAACATCGTTAGTTAACGAAAGAAATGTCAAAGCCATATTGTTTCCTTTAGATAAGCTAAAGGGGCCAACCTAAGTCAGCCCCCAAAGTTGTTTTATGCTAAGTCACGAGCAGCAGCAGAAGCTTCTGTCATTGCAGCAGAAACATCAACAACTACTGCGTAGACACGTAAGCGTCCAGTTGCAGCAGCAGCACCTGCGATTGTAACATCAATAGTGTCAGCAGTACCCACAAGAGCCAAAGACTCTGCAGCATACGTAGAAGCTGCACCTGTGTTAACGATGTTAGCTTCACCGTTAGAACCTTTTACAAGGTATGTACCTGCTGCAGCATCTAATGCAGCACCATCAATGATGTCATCTCCACCACCAAAGTCAATATTACAAGTACAACTTGCAGTAAAAGACTTCATGATTTCAGCACCTGCAGCAATCACAATTGATTCAGAAGGTACTTCTAGTAGTTGAAAGATGTCACCATTGCAATAGTAGCACCTGCAGCAATCATAGCATCAATATCTAAGATTGCTTCCATAGTGCGTACTGTATTTCCTACTACAGTTGGAACAGCAAGAACGTCTGCACCAACACCTGCAGTAGAAGCGAGAGTCATATCAAAAGTAGCCATAAGTTATATCCTCCCTTACGCTGCGTTGTATTTAGCAGTACAGATAGCTTCTGGACGAAGTATCTTTCTGCCGTATAGATGCATACCACGAACGATGTCAGCAAAGCTGTCAGGATCACGATATGTTTCTGTTTTGTTGATTTGCTCCGCAGTTGCGACAGCAGAATCATGACCTGCAACAATCACACCAAAGTTAGTATTTTGGTTTGCTGTTCCTGATGTACCTGAACCTGTGCCTGCGGCAGGAAGGTTTGATGATACATACATACGGAAACCATGAAAGTTATTGATGGTAAGACCATTACGTAGTCCACCACTTTCACCGTAGTCTCCATTCATGAAGCGTGAGTCCTCATCGGAAAGCAGCTCCATAAATACAGGGTCAACAACGAGCCATCTACCTTGGGTATCAACTTGTTGTACGTCAAGCAATCGTTTCATTCTTGCAATAACCATTGCAGGTGAAACTGTAGCTGTTGGTAAAGAAGTAGCACCTGGCATACGTGCAGTTACTGGGATTGAATGATCCCCTGCAGATGTCGTTGTGATGTTACCGAATGAATCTTTACGTAGCTTCATGCTTGTAAGCAACTCGTCTGAACCTGCAGAATCAACAGACTTTGAACCATTTACTTGGTCATTGACTGTAGAAGCTTTTGAGTGTAGACTTGCTTGCTTAAAACCTGAGAGATAACCAAGAACTTCTTGGTCATACTGATCAGCTAGTCTATAAGCTGCACGGTCTGTTGCAAGATCCATGAAGTTTATGTGTGAATGGGCTTCTTCGATATCGTCCATCTTGAACGCAAAGTAGTTAGCTTTGTCCACTACTAACTGAAAATCGTCATCTTCAAGATCTTGTGCTGTGATATTTGTACCACGGGCATAAGATTGAACTGAGATTTCAGGTTCTTTAATTATGCGAACTGTGTCGCCTTGTGCGGAAATCTCTCCAAAATAATCTGAATTGGTGATATCTCCTACGGTAGCAGCTTTACGGAAAGCAAGCTGTACCTTCTTGGAATAGATTACTGGCGAAAAATTACCGTTTGGTAAATTGCCATAACCTGTTGCGGTTTGAAAAGCCATGGTTAAATCCTCCTGATATTTGGCTTGAATTAAGCTTAAACATCTAAAAGGGGCTGTACGTTTTCTAGGGTGCAGTTAAAATTTACTTGCGCTAGTAAATACAACTGGGCCTATACTTGTCCAGGTAGTTCTTTGTAGTTTAGACTTTTTATGAATTTAGGTGTGACAAAAGGTAGTCAAGATGAGGCTTTTATCAACATGCCTATAGTTATACTGCTGAATTTTAATTTGTCAACAGTTATCTGGCTTTACCAGACACATCGTAAACAAATTTACCCGAACGGATAGCTTTGTTTATTTCATCAGAATGTTCTTCGAACTCCTTATTGGACATTCTAGCAACTTCTGACTCACGAATTACGTCATTTGCATCTTCTACATCTACTTGTGTTTTAGTACGTTTAGTTACAGTAGAAGCTGCATCTTTAGCTTTAGCTTTCTTTGCAGTTTTTGTAAGACCTTTATCTACTTTAAAAAGATCTATAACACGAACTACAGAAGCTGGATCATCTGAGTTTTCATATAGTGCATCTTGTACCCATTTAGGTTGTTCATCAACCCAAGTATGAAACTCATCTGATGCACGTAGATCATCAAAGTCTTCATGTGATTTACGTATAACACTCTCAGCTTTAGTTCTCTCAGCTTCTGTTTGAATCTTATCAAACTCTTGCATACGAGCTTCAGCTTTACTAAACATCTCTTGAGCCTTCTTAGCAGCAATGGTTTCTACAATACCTGCTACGTCTGGATACTCTTTAGCCCACTGTTCTATATCTTCATCAGACTTAGGTGGTATAATAGACTCTTTTTCTAATCGTCTTTCAAAGGTTTTAAACTTCTCGTCCCATTCCTTTTCTTTATCCTGCATATGCCTTCTTAGATCACCATATCGTTTCTTAAAAGATTTTTCTTCAGCAGATAACGTTTCTTCTTTAACTTCTGTATCGGCCTCTTTTTCTTCGGAAGCTTCTTTTTCTGGTTGCTGTTCTTCAGTGTCTTCTTCTCCACGTTGTTCAGCTTCAAGTTTACGAATCTCCTCTTCTTCTTTTTCCATACGTTTTTTACGTTTTTCGTAGTTGTAACCTCTGTCAACAAATCCTGCTGTTTTTGGTGTTTCTACTTCTGCTAATTCAGGCATATTTTTTCCTTTTCTGTTGGGGTCAGCCGAAGCTGAGTAGCCTTATTATTTCTTTGCCTTTTTCTTTTTTTGCATCAATCCACCTCTGTTTAAACTTACTGTACCAGAAGGATTTTGACTTGATGCTGAAAGTGATTTTTCTAAATCAGCTACATTTTTTGCTGTTTGTACTGAATCAGTTGAGCTTTTTATATAACTATCTTTATTTTTCTGCAATTTGTTAAAAGCTTGTCTAGTTTTTTGTTTTCTGCTGTCTCCTGCTTGTTTAGATTTTTTATTATCAAATCCTTTGCCTTTTTTATAATCTAAAACTGTAGCTTTAGAAGTACCTGCTGCCCATGAGTCAACATCTTCATAGTCAGTTCCTACAAACACTCCATTAACTTTGTTCATAACATTCTTGCTTCTAGGTTGATAGGCAAAGTTTACAAGACCACCAGCTTTTTCTAAGTAAGTATTTATATCTGTTTTTAGCTTAACAGCTAAGTCTGCATGTTCTTTAGAACCTGCTTTACCTTTTGCTTCAGCAATAATTTGAGCAGCTTCTATATCATACAAACCATTTAAACCTTTAAAACTTTGAAATGCTCCTGCAAGTGCTACTCCTGGTAAACCAGCAATTGCAAAACCTGCACCTCTTAAAAACCTACCAGACCCAGATAGATTACCTCTTTCAGCTTGAGCTACAAACTGTTTAATATCATCTACA